ATTGTGGATGGTTGACGGTTGGCCCGTATGGTTCAATGGCTCAGAGAGTCTCCGAAGTCAGCCGCAAGATGGTGGTGATTCCGACGACACCCGTGTAAGCGAGGCCTGAATTATCCATAAAAACGCCCCGGCAGGCGCAGTGTCTGCCGGGGTGTTTAACTTCCTGAAAAGAGCGGATTATTCCTTCGCGGTCGGCCAGACAAGGCTCTTGACATCCACCTTTTTCTGCATCATGCCGTTTTCAACGAGAACAAAATTAAGCCTGCAATCACTGCGATTGCAGGCTTGTTCCCCGATTTGTTCCCCGAAATTATTTTAGGATTTCGGCGAGGGCGTCGTGGTTGGCTGCGCTCCGTTGATAGTGTCGGCCGCATTCCGAACCAGCGTCAACCAGTCGTTGAACCAGCTTTTCCAACTCGGTAACTCGGGCGTTAAGAGCGTCTGCGGAATCTCCTTCGGCGCTTCGGCGACGGTTCGCGTCGCGCAACCGGGCGCGATAGCTATCAAGATCGCCGCGCAGAGCGTCGTACTCAGACGACGCCAATAAAATAGTGTCCGTCGCTTTTGCAAGTCCTGCGGCATGGCTTTCCTGCGCCTCCTTCAGCGCGATGGCTTGCGCCCTTCCCATATCGGCGATGATCTTTTCGTACTTCAACTCCGCCGCGTGGTAGCCGAGGTAGGCGCAGATTAGAAGCAGGCACACACCTGCGGCAGTGGTTATAAAGCTTTTGTTCACTTCTTCGCCTTCTTCACTCGGCGGTCTTGGCGATAGTCATAGGCTTCCTTCAGCATCATGCGAAGCAACGCTGGTCTTCCTCGTTCAACTTCAGCGAGGCTTCGGCTTCATCCTCGCCATCGCTGATGCGCACGTCGATATAAATCTTGCCGTGGACGCGGCGCATGCGGAGATCAGTACCTTCGCCGGTGAAACCTTCCTGGGATAAATACTTCTTGCTCATTTCTTTGTCCTCTTATCAAAACGCGCGGCGTAACCGCGGCGGTCTACGTGAACGAACGTGTCATAGATTCCCACGCCGCCAGTCACGTTCAAACGGAGGCAGAGTTCCCACAGCGTGGGTAAATCTTTCTGATCCTCCGGCCGGATATCAGCGGCCAGTCCTTGGGTGTGGTAGGAATTGGGAACGCCGCCCACGTGCGCGTTCCATGACGGGCTGCGATAGCCGGACGTCACGATGAGAGGCTTACCGAAAAGGAGACGCACGCGGTTTAAAAAATCCACGAGTTCTTGGCGCACGTTCATCGGGCCCCAAGGGGAGGGGGCGCCGTCGTGGGAAGCAAACTCTTTGCTGTCGAAGAACCCGTCTTTCATCCTTCCACCCCCGTGCGCTTGCGCAACAGGGCGAAGGCAAAGCTCACGCCTTCCTTCCCGGCGAAGCCGCCGAGGCCGGAAAGCGCGCCGTAAAGCTTCACGTCCAAATTGTAGGATTCGCCCGTAAGGGCAATGAGAAAGCCGATGAAGCCTGACAAGGCCACGGCCCAAAAGAACTCCCAAGCCGAGAAGGGCCTGCCTTTCTCCCGCGAGTTGAGATACATGAGTGCTTGTGCCATAGCTGCTACCCCCGTACAAAAGAGGTAAGGAAAGAAACCGTGCTGATTGTCCATGGTGCGTCCTTTATCTGTGCGCCCATTATGTAGTACAAATCAGCCGTCTTTTCGTCACTGACGAAAGGACTTCGCGGAATCAGCTATGCTTCCGCGCAGAGTACCTCGAGTACCATGCCCTTCGCCCGGTCGAATATCTGTGCAAACCTTCGACCGGGCTTTCCTTTTATTTGCGCAGGTTCTTCTCCGACCGGCGGCGCAAAGTCTCGAGTGTCTTCTCTACGGCGTCGTCAAACCAGTAGGTGCTGAGGCCGATCCGGATAGGGGCGGGAACTTTCCCCTGCTTCACCCATTTACACAGCGTAGTTTCACCAATACCTAGGGCGTCCTTTAATTGTTGACGCGAAATCATTCCTTTTGGGATCGTCATTTCTAGTACTCTTTCGTAAACTTCTAAGGGTTATTCCTAGATACTCTATGTGTCTAAAGTTCTTTTCGTATTAGGAACTGTTTGTAACGAGGCGCCCACCGATTGAAAGCGTCGCGGCATTCGGGGCGGCCAAGGCAAAGGTAGCCGTAGGCCATCAGCACACCGTGGAGACGATCCTCCTCGGGGATGCCCGCCATATCGTGGTTGAGTCGGAAGGCCTTGGGGAGCATTCCCCAGAACTGCTTGCACAGTACTGCGACGTCCAACGCAGCCCCCGAGCGAGAGCAATAGAACACCGACTTACCGGCTTCCGCCTTTGCCACAGCATCACCGCGGGAGAGCGCCCATCGATCTACGGCGCGCGCTGCATAGCCGAACGTTCGTCCGAACTCATCCTCAAGCGCCGCTGCTAACTCAATGCGGCTCACCCATTCTTGTGACAGTTGGTCCAGGCGGTTGTACATTGCCAACGTCTTCGCCTGCAGTCCTCCGCGACGGCTCATGCTTATCTCCTCGTATCCAAAATGAAATCCAAAACATCTTTCTTCCCCTGTAGTGCCTGAAGGACGGCGTAGTCCAAAGTCTTTTCCGCGACGATGCGGTGGATGAAGACGGGACGTGGATGCCCCGCCTGCGCCTGACGCGTGGGCCCGATGCGTTCACACATCTGTGCGTATTGCTCGTAGTTGTAGCCGCAGCCGAAGAAGACGAGAATGTTTCCGCCGTCTTGCAGGTTGAGTCCGTGGCCGCAGGAAGCGGGATGCGCGAGAAGCATCGGAATCTCGCCAGCATTCCAGCGGCGGATGGTTGCAGGATCGCGGTCGAGGAGCTTCGCCTGGGGGAACGCCCGCATAATGCGTTGCGCCTCATGGCGAAACTGATACGCGACAAGGATCGGTGCGCCGCAAGCCTCTTCAACGACGCTACGGAGTGCATCGATCTTGGCCTCGTGGATCGGCGCGTAGGCGGAGTTGTCCTCGTTGTAGACGGCACCGCTTGCGATCTGCAGGCACTTCCCCATCTTGGCGAGGGCGTTCACCGCTTCGAGCTCTTCGCCGTCTTCGAGGCAGACGTAGAACTCGCGCTCCATCTTGTTGTAAATATCACGGGCGGCCGTGGGCAGCGTGACGACGATATCGTTCACGATCGGCTGAGCGATATCGAACCAATCCTCCGCCTTCACAACAATTGTCATCGGCTGTAGCTTCCGCCTGATCTTTTCGTCGGCGCCGTCCTGCGGGACGTACTTCACCATGTACGCTTCGCCGCCCGTCTTCACCGGGTAGAAGAAGGCCTGCTCGTACGCGGCCATAGTGCGGCCAAGCGTCGCGCCCTTGTCGATGAACCAGGCTTGCCCCCACAAATCGATAAGGCCGTTTGCCGTCGGCGTACCCGTGAGTTCGATGAAGTGCGGGGACTTGAAGGCGACAGTCGCCAGGGCCTTCGCACGCTTCGTGCCGGAGCGAAGACGGAAACCTTTCAGCCGCGTAGCCTCATCACAAACGACAACGCCGAACGGCCACTCGCCTTTCAACGTCTCAACGAGCCACGGGAGCTGCTCGTAGTTCGTGCAATAGACGTCCGCCTTAGCTTCGAGCGCCGCCGCCCGTTGCTTTGCCGTGCCGACGATGACAGACACGCGGAGATCATGGAGGTGATCCCACTTGGCGATCTCATCCGGCCACGTGCTTTGAGCCACACGCAACGGCGCGACGACAAGCGCCGGACGGGACGTGAAGAAGTCCCGGATGTAGCGCAGTGCCGTGAGGGTGGATACCGTCTTGCCGGTACCCATCCCCGACCACACCATAGCCCGCGTGCGGGACAAGATGTGGTCAATGATGAGCCGCTGGTAGGGGCGGGGGGCGAACTTCTTGCTCACAATACCCCCGCAAGGTGAGGCACAAAAACGATAAATGCCGCACACAGAAGCCGATCAAAAAGGCAGGCCATAGTAGTACCACCGATATCCTTTCACGACGCCGCATTCCTTCGCGGCGCGTTTAACGTAAGCCAATAAATCCGGGACGCCCTTGTACGTCGGGAGCCGCTTTGACGGGACAGACCGCGGGTGCTTGATCTCCAACTCACCCTCCACCGGACGCAACGGGATACACCACTTCGTGCAGAACTTGAGGCAGTCTTCGATCGTCGATTCGGGCGCCCGATGGAGCACTGCCTTCCACAAAGAGCTGTCCGTACGCCACCCATATCTGCGATGCAGATAAAAAAGCAGGCGATCTACACGGTACTCGGGCGCCTCCATCCCCCGTTCCTGCAGAAACTCACGGGCAGAAGCGGCTGTCGCGACGGGGTACGCCGTGGCGTAGGCCGCCGCCATATCCGTCAGGCAGACAGTTTCACGCTCTCGCATCCTCGGCCTCCCTTCTGCGCCAAAACGCCCACAGCTCGTAGGCCATAAGGCAAATCTGACGCTCCGTACGGCCATCTGACAGCGAGTACCGATCGGCGATGAGTTTGGCGACGTCGGATGCGGTGTCGTAAACATGCACCTCACAGCCCGACTCGGCCATCACTTTGTGCTCACGCAACTGGTGCTTCTTCGGCTTCTCGCCGGGCGCTTTCACCTCGACCCAGAAGTGCCACCCAGGCATCATGATGAAGAGATCGGGGGCGCCGATATGCCCAACCCAAGACGTCTTACGGACTTCGCCGTGGAGTTCTTTGATTACCGACTTGATGGCGGCAACAACTTTTCCTTCGGGAGTCATATCAACCTCTGCGCTTTATCGTTTCTTGCAACTCTCGGGCGTGCTCCACCATGTTGCCCGCAGTGAGTTCAATACCGTACAGCCGCGCGCCATCCCTATCGTGCGCATACCGCCTCCTTGATCTGAGCCGTGGTTTTGAGCGTCGGATTGCAGCGTTTCTGTGCTTCGATGTCGTGTTCCGTCTTGATCTTGTAGGCGCACTCGCGCAGAGAAAGCGCACAGGTAACGAGCTCTTCCGCGGCGTCCGTGAGCACGCGGGGGCTGCTGTGAAGCGAGATTTCGATGATCTGACTCATGCGCCCGACTTGCTTGAGCGAGGCGAGTATGCACATTGGCTTCGTGTCGATTACAGCCATGAAAGTCTCCTTTATTTGTGATAGCGATAAGAGCTGAAGCCCGCCGCAGCCAACGGGAGTCCCTTCGCCCAACAGGGCAGAATCTCCATGGCTGCTTCGAGTTGTTTGAAGTCGTGCGCGTCGTCATCCGGCGCTTCCGTCAGGATTTCGTCGTGGACGGTGAGGATCGGTTCGAAACCCGCCCGATCCACGTTGAAAAGGGCGTTGCAGAGCACGTCGCAGGCCACGGCCTGGGTAATGTTTTCCACAACTTTGCCGCCGTACGTCTTGATTCGCTGCCACTTGCGCGTCATCTGATGCACGCCCATGTAGGAGAAGGTGCAACCTTCGTCTTCCGTCCCGACACGCGCAGAGGGGTAGAGGAGAGTGCGGTTTGAGGGCAGGACGATGCCGAGCCATCCTTTCGATGCCCAAGTCTTCAGCCCACGGTGCAGGTGCTCCGTGCAGTACGTCTGCAGGGACGCAACGCAGGCTTCTTCAACGCGCCCCCAAAAGGCAACGATATGAGGGTTGGCACGCCGCCACAGGCGTTTCACGCTGTCGCAGGCAATCCATACGTCGTGCTCAAGGCCGCAGAGGCGCTTGGGTGTCGTAGCCGCCCATTCGTACGCCCGTTCGGCCTCGTCGCGAACGTCCGCCGGGACGACGGGAAGCGTCGCTTTCGCCATGTCGTGAAGGTCGATGCCGTAACCCATGGCGAAGGTGACGAATGCCCCCGGGCCGCCGCCGTAACCCATAGCAAGTTCCAGTACCTTGCCCATCTGGCGCTGAGCTTTGGTGACGGATTCCACTGGGACGCTGAAAGCCTTGGAATATGTGAGTTTGTAAAGATCGGGGCCAGTGCCCGCGTCGTACGCGCGGAAGGCGTCGAGCTTCCACGACTCGCCTGCAAGCCACGCTAAGACGCGGCCTTCGATATTGGAGTAGTCGGCGACGACCATGCGCTTACCCTCGGGGACGATGATCGCCCCCCGAAGGCAGTTCGAGAGCACCGCAGGGAACTCAGAAGGGCTGTAAAGGAGGTCGAGATCGCCGCGTTTGACAGCCTCAATGGCGTCTTCGATCGGTTCGTCCTTCATCGTCGGGCGCGCTAAGTTCTGCGGCTGAAAGAGTCGGCCGGAGAAGCGCCCCGTGCGGCTTGCGCCGCGGAACTGCAGGCATCCGCGCAAACGCCCGTCGGAGTTCGCACAGTCAAGAAGGGATTGGAATTTCTTCACACCTGCCTTCGCAGCGTTCAAGCGGATGCGCAGCAGTTCTTTCATGGGCTCAGGGAGATCAGGCGACTCCGCCAGGTGCTCGATTTCGCCCTTGCGCAAGTTCGCGAGTTCAATGCCCCACGTGTCCTTGATGTAGTCGATCGTCGCCTGAGTGCGCGTCGTCGTGTCCAGGGCGCCGTCCGTGAGCTCCATCGTTTGTGCACGCAGCTCCGCCCCGTGGTGTTCCATCAGATCAACGGCCGCGCGGGCAAGATCAACGTCCATGAGCATCCCGCGACGGTTGATCTCGGCGTCAATAACGGCGAGGTCGCGCTCGCGCCCGGTGCGGTTGATCTTCGGGAGCCGCCGATAGAGCTCTCGTTCGGCTTCCACGTCGAGGCGGCAGTAGTTGACGAAACGCTTCCAGTCCTCCGGGTTCGTCTCGCGGTTCTTCACGCCGTCGGCGCGCGGAACGCAGAAGAGGCGGATCAAACGGGCGCCGTCCTTGTCCTTAGCCTTGTCTTTGCCGAGTTTGTAGATAGCGCAGAGATCAGCCAAGGAGCCGGGGAGCCCGTGCTCGTAGGCGATCTGCATCGTGTCTTCGATACGATCGAGCGGCATGGCGAGCTCCGGCATCACGCGTTCGATAAACACAGTGTCGAAGTTCATGCCGTTGTGCCACACGTGGAAGTCGCTTCGGCCGCCCTTTTGGATTTGACGGATCGCCGCCAAAAGGTCGTCCGGGATCGGCTCGTATTGCACCTGCCACACTTTGGCGGGCGCGTTGTCGATGGCATAACCCCACAAAAGGATTTTTGCCTTCGGGTCTTCAGCGTACTTATGAGTACCGAATTTGATCGGCGTCTCGCTGAAGGTCTCTAAGTCCCCAAACAGAAACATCTTTTACCCCTGTAGTTCGGATGTCTTCAAAGGAGGGCTGGCGCACGGCCGTGGGGTTGCGGTACCTCGGCCGTTTTGTTCACGTCGGCGAGGAGACTCCGAACGCCGCGTGTTCCATCACAATGGCCTGCCCACACCAGTCCCCCCTTTGAAGCCGCCCGAAAGCGGCTTTCTTTGGGGTTACATCAGGTCGTCATCGGACTGAGGAGCCTCCGGGGCTTCCAACTCATCGAATTCGTCGCGGCAGGAAGCGGCGGTCGCACCGGCTCCGAGCGGTTCGCCGTCCTTGGCGAATTGGACGCCGTTTAAGTAGGACGTCACGCCGCCGCCGTTCTTCGTGTAGCAGAAGACGTCGATGGAGCAGTTGACGTAGCAACCCGCGTAGGGCTTTCCCGCGTCCGCAGGGATGTTGCGCTTCTTCTGATCCAACACCGTCGGCGCGCCTTGTTCTTCCTTGCGCTTCGGCGTGATGGAATAGCCGCCGTCTTCGAGTTCCTTCAGCGGCCACGTCTGGTTCGACTTCTTGAACCGCTTCAGCATCTTGTCGGCGTCGCCGGGGTAGGCGGCTTCGACCGCCGCCCTGATCGCCTTTTCGATCGTCGCGAGGTTTTCGGAGTCCGCGTTGATGAGCAGGCCGATGGAGAAATTCTTCTTGCCCATGTATTCCTCGGCCGTGTAGAGCTTCGGGAACACGCAACGGGCGTTACGGATCATGATTCGCTGAGATTTACCACTCATTTTGTTTCCTCAATTACGTCAAATTCGTCTCGGGTCGAGACAGAGATTGCAGGTCGAGCGTCGAACACGGGCGCAATAGCGGGCTTTCCGTCGCTCTGGGTAATCAATTGGCAGATCGCGTTCCACTGGCGAGGGCCGATCAAGCCGTCTTTGTGCGCTCGTTCGGCTTGCGCCGGGGAGATGAGCGCACGGGTGTAGAGAACGTCGCGGCGGATGCGCATGGAGTTCAACGCCTCTTCCGCGCCGGGGCCCCACTTGCGCGGGCCTTTGCGCCCGGCGACGATCTTGAAGCCCTCAATCTTTCCGCCGTCCATGAGAAGCGCCAGGGCCTTCGCGCGGACGGCGTCGCACCACTTTTCGATCGTCTGTAGCCACGGGAGGACGCGGGCGAGCTGGTCGGCCGTTTCCGGGAGCTTCGGCGCGTTGTCTTCAGCGGGGAGTACCTCGAAGTCGGCCGCGATGAGCTCACGCGTCTTCGACATGAGCGCCGGGCAGTTCGCCTTCGCTTTGCAGAACCGGCACTGCGATTCACCGGGGTTAAGGAACTTCAGCGCTTCGTCTTCGTGGCCGATGAGAGACTGAGCCTTGTCGGCACAAGCGCGGACGCGCTTACCGAAGTCGGCGAGCTCTTCCATATTCCATTCGTACGTCTTCTCATGCGCCGAAATCCGGGGCTGATAGATGATTAGGCGTACGCCGGTGATCTCTTGGAAAATCCCGAATTCTTCAATGGCCGCGAGCGCGTAGATAGAAAGCTGAGGGTTCTTCTCGGCCTCGACCTCTACGCCCATGCCGTACTTAAAGTCGGCGATGGTGAGAAGGCCGTTGGCGTCGATCGCGAGAAAGTCAGCGGTACCTTTAGCCCCGGGGCGATTCGTCACCACGCCCACAGGGAGCGCGCGTTCCGTTGCCCAAAACGCGAGGCTGCGCACGTCGAGATGAGCACCCAACATCTTCGCCCAGCCGCGGGCGTGCTCGATCATTTCGGCATCCTCGGTCGTCGGGAAGTAAGTGGTCGATTCGAACCAGGCTTTGGCCGCTCGTTCGGCTTCCACATGGGCGGCTGTTCCCTCTTCGGCGTACACCGAAGAATCGTCGCCATTGCCGTAGATCGTGCCGAGAGCGACGGCCCCCGGGCAGATCATCCAACAATGAGCGGACGACGGGGAGAGAAGGTCGTGCGCCATTTAGAACCCCTCCTCGTCGAGGAACGATTCGAACGCGTCGAACTCTTCCCACGTTTCCACGTCGGAGGCGCGCTTGAGTTCACCGCCACGGATTTTCGCGCGAGCCCGGTCGGCAGCCCCCGTGTTCTGGGAATGGAGGAGGGCGGCCAGGCGCGTGCGCAGCTTCGACCGATCGGCTTCCGTCAGCGCATCGCCTCGTTCGGTTTTTTGTTCTTCCGCGGGCGCGGGTTCTTCAGCGGGCGCCGGGGGGGCCGGGGTTTTTTTAGCCTCGGCCGCTCGTTCGGCTTCCTTCATTTTGGCAAGCGCGGCTTGTTCGGTCTCGGCGGGCGAGCGGGATTTCTTCGCTTTCGCGGGCGCCGGGGGGGCCGGTTTATCAGCTGCCTTTTCGGCGGCTATCCCGGCGGCCTTTTCAAGCGCGCTAATACGTTGTTCGATGCTTTCAAAGTAGCGGACTATTTCCGGTGTCATTTCTTCACCCCTGTTATTAGTAGCGCAGTGACTGTTAAGCCGTGCGCTATCGTTTAGCCGTAATTTAGTAGTCTGTATTCGCCGATATGTCACGAATGTTTGATAATTGTCAAACTAAAAGCACAATTAAGGTGCTTAACGCTATTGCATTTACGGCTAAACGGGCGAATACTTACGGCTAAGCATTATTGAAGCGCCTCAATCAAGCGCACCTACCTACAGGGGTTAAAAAATGACTAAACACGAAATCTCCGTTCTGCACGTCTTCGGCGCAGTTCTCATGCTTTTGGCGCTGATCGATGCCGCAATTTTCGCTATCGCTTATGCGGCGTAATGGGGGCTCGAAAATGACTGATCTTTCTTTCTTTCTCAATCGCCGTAAAAAACGGCGTCCCCCATATCAATAGCGGCCTTATCTACTCGGCCGCTGCCTTCGCTATCGGCCTGATCTGCGTTCGGGCGCATTAACGATTAACACAAAACGATAGGACACAAAACGATGACTAATACCACATTCGCCGGGTTTGAAGTGCGGGAAGAATTAAACCGCGCTTTCGACGCTGAGGGCCTTAGCCCTGATTACACCCTTATGGGCTTCGACGGTTTCTATAAGAACAACCCCGCCGCCCTGGCCTCTCTATGCGGCCAAATTGCCGCCCACATGAAAGACAACGAAGACGACTTTCTGTCTTGCGACGTTTACCGAAAAGAAGAAAACCCCGGTGATTACATCATCCGCGCGTGCTTAGCGTACGGCGGCCCGTCTGTAGATATCGAACTGGATAACCGCCGGGCCATCGTCACCGCTACTAATTGGGGCGAATCCATTCGAGTCCGCTTCCCGGCTGACGAAAATTTGCCGGTCATAAATTTTCTGCGCGAAATTGGGGAGGTGTTCTAAATGTATCAATACTTAACTCACGATGGCCCGGCCGTCACTGCGGGCGCACTCATGCTTACCGGCGCTTTCTCCGGCGAGATGGAACCAATTGACCGCGTATTTGAAGAAGACACGCCGGGTGTTTGGACGGCGGGCGGTTCCGTCTTTTTTGAATTCAACGGGCGCGAATACTCTCAGGATTTCTGCGCCGCGTGGTTCGAAGACGGAACAACTGACTATTGGGACGATGATGCCCCGCTGATGGTTTACAGCAAAAGCGACGGCGGGCCGATTGAAGCCACCGGCGCAGAGTGCGCCGCCATCGAACGCGCGGTAGGCGGCCTGGCAGCGCTTTATCAGGCGTTTTTAGACGCGCGGCACGCCGCGGCGGAAGCGGCTAAAGCGAAGGCGCTTGCATTCTTGAGAGAGTGCATTAAAGAAGGGGAGGCTTAGCGATGTATACAGCAAAGAATGGCGGCGAAGCGCTGCAAAACGGCGTGTGGGCTATCCGCTATCGTGATCTTCAAGCGGCAGTTACAGCGGCATTTAGGTACGCGGTTAAACAGTGCCGGGCGCTTAGTGAAACCGATCCGGAGCCGGATCAATCCCGGCGCGGGGATACGACCGCGGCCGAAAACTTTCAGGGCTACGCCCGCTGGCCGATTGATAACCGTTTCGGTTCGATTGAGGTAATAAACGAGAAAACGGGCGCGGTAGCCGCCAGGATTACAGCGCGCTTTTACAGCGTCGATGGGGCCCGTACGGTTAGATATGAGCGAGTTAAATCGCCCTACGGCCGGACGTATGAAACGCCTGTTACAGAACGCTTTACAGGTATTCGCTTCTCGCTTACAACTGAAGTACTCGAAAAGGGGGCGGCATGATTCGCACCGAATATACTCTGCTAGCGGAGTACCGCGGCGGCCGGAAAGAGGAATTGTTAAACCGAAAAGGGCGGCCGTGGGCGCAAAACTGGGGCGCAAAGCGCTACGGGGAAAAATACATCGCGGCCGCCGCGGGGCTGCAGTCGCTTTCTATCATCGTGCGCCGCTTTGCCCCGGATGGCCGTTGCTATGACCTACAAAGGAAATGGGTTTACACCGCCTCAGCTTAATTTCCCTCCCCTTAACCAGTAGGCCGCGCGGCCTATCACCTCAGTACCCGGCGTCAGTGGAATACACTGCGCCGGGTTTTTCTCTGTTGTAATCATCAATTCCCCGGTAAGTGACGGCGTAAGGGTGCGAAGGATTTTCCGCCCGTCTAAATTCAGGACGAAAAAGCCGGGAGCCGGTGTCGTGTCTTTCAAATCGATAAGTAATCGATCACCGGGGATAAAGCGCGGCGCCATGATATCGCCCGAAACTATCCACCCGCGGAAATCACCCGGAGCCCGGCCGGGAAAGTTAGCCGCCATATCCGCCCGATCAAACAAAACCCGGGGTTTTGCCCCCGGGCGTGTCTCTGGCGTATGTAAAAGCTCAATTTCGAGCGCGTCATTTTCTTTAATGCCGCCCTCAGGGCTCGCGGAAAAAGGGCGCGGCAAATTCCCCGGAGCGCGGCCGTGATCTTCACTCATCCACCCTTGCGGTAAGCCAAAGGCCTTTTCGATTTCAAGGCATTTTGCGGGGCCTAATGAGCGCGGCCCGCCGCCCGTGCGCCTTATCCCTGAAGCGGCTTGATATAGGTATGGATGCCGCCGGGGTAATCCAAGCTTTACATTTAACTCAGCGATTGAACCATGTTTGGCGGCTAAAAGTTTTAGGTTTTCTCTTCGGACGTCGCCTAAGGGTAGCGATTTTGTTTCAGTTTGTAACATAACTAGGTGATTTTGGCTTAGTTGATTAGGGGGCGTCGCCGCGTTGTTTTATGCCCTTACGCTTTTTCGTGCGTTTCGGAGACTTCGCGCGGCTTTAGCGCCTTACGCTTTTTCGTGCGTTTCGCAATATTTAGTTGCTTACGCGCTCTTTAGTCTTATGCAAACTCCGTAAGAAATGTAATTTCCTTACACTTCTTACACTTTTAAAGCCCTGTCAGTAAAAGTCGTACGTGAGAGATAAAGGAAAGGCCTCACGTAAGGGGTTTTATGATCGGCCTTGAAAAACGTAAGAAGTGTAAGGCGTAAAAAATTTAGCAGATTATAAGCAGAATTAAAGTTAAGGCTAACGCCGTGGCGGCTTATCCACCCCGAAGCCGCGGAAAAACCGCGAATCCCTGGCGCGCGCAGCCGCTATCCTCAGCCCCATATTGCCGCCGATAATTTCCTTTGAAATCAATGCACTACAATTCAACATAATTACAGTTATGTTGAATTATCGGGGGTGTTTTTCCTGCAAAATCGCAACGGGGTGGGGGGAGCCCCAAAGCCGCGCCGCGCCCCTTGGGGTGCTCGACCGGATGGCGGCGGGGGTTTCGGACCGAAAAGAACTTTCGCGGCGAAAGTTCCGATAATTTTTCGGCTATGATGCGGGCTACGTGAGCAACTCGTCGGGAGCAGCGGAAGGTGAAGCACGAGGTGAACGAGCTAGGACGGCGCATAGGGGAAGGCCACCCCAGGGCACGCTACTCGGACGCCACGGTGGAGCAGATTCTGCGGGCTTCGGAGGCGAAGGTTTCGAGCCAAACGATCGGGGCATTGTTGAAAATGCCTTCATCGACGGTTCGGTCGATTTTGAACGGGAAAGCACGACGGCAGGAGCCGAGCGTTTGGGAGAAGCGGCCATGGCGGCTACGACGAAAGCAAAGCCAATGAAGCGGGCACTGACTACCGCTTTGAAGGCGAAGCGGACGGCGGACGCAGGGCGCACTCCCCGCAAGCGCAACCAGGTGGTGCTTGCCACGAAAATCGCGGAGTACGAGGCGGTGATGCCGGAACTGTGGGAAGCCCTCAGGAACGGCGAAAGCGCTTCGGCGGTGGCGCGAAAGCACGGTATGGTTCCGGGCAATCTCCGGAGCTATGCCTGGCGAAACCACCGCGAAGAGTACGATGCGGCTCAGAAGGAAGGCGCAGATATCCTCGCCGACCGGGCGGTAGCCGCAGCGTCTCAGGCGAACGAAGCGATGGAGACGATTGAAACGACCTACGCCGACGGGTCGACGACGGTTGCGGTGAAACGCTTCGACAATGTGAACCGGGCGAAACTCGCCGCGGACTCGCTGTGGAAGATGGCGGCCATGAAAGACCCGGAACGCTACGGGTCGAAAGCGGGGCAGCAGGAAGTTTCATCGATCGCGACGGAGATCGTCGCGGCACGTAAGCGTATTTGTTCCGAGACCACGTGAGCCGAGGCGGAGTACCTGCGGGGAAGAGCACAGTAGGGATCGTGCAAGGCCGGTAAAGGGCCGGTTCTCGGAGCAAAAAAAATTTTCCTCAGGTGAGAAGCGAGTTCCCCGGGCTCGATAAAAGCCGGGGGCCAATTTTTGGGGCTAGGGGCGTAGCCAAGCGGTAAGGCATCGGATTTTGATTCCGTTTACCGGTGGTTCGAATCCATCCGCCCCTGCCAAAGAATCCGTCCTGTGAAACTGAGGGACGTTAAAGATGAAAGCACCTATTTTCCAGTTTCTGGTATAAGAAACGGCGTTCAGTTCAAAGGGATACTGCAAATACACCAGGTAGCTCCTGGTATGCGGGAAGAGATAGAACCAGTAACCGACGTGGGTTGACAGGTTTAAAAACTTAGTAGGCTTGATATACCTGCACGCAGCCATAAGTTAGTCTGTTTTGAGGTTGCACCTATTGTCTAGCGGCGTTAGTAGGAAAGTCGCCGGTTCGAACCCGGATGACGGCGCCAGTAACGAAACAACACCCGCCACGCTGAGCTTCCGGTATTGCGCCCTCCGATCTGAGGGAAAGCTCACTGGATGATGCGCAACAAGGCGGGTTATCTAACACAAGCAACGCATCGCGCCAGGGCCCCCTGTCCCGGCGGTGCGGCCCCCGGAGGGCGTTAGGAACGGTTTTCGCCGTGCTCTCCGGGGGTGCTGATCGGTTTTCTACTTCTCCATTACGATACCGTCGTATTCCACCTGTTTTTCAACGTGGAAAAGACTGATTCCGGTACCTGCCGGCATTTTAGCTATTTCTGCGTCTAACTCTTTGATATCCATGGTTTTACCCCCTGCCGGTAAAGTCAACTTTTTCTCAGTCATTTTCATTCTCTAAAAAGGTAGCACTGACCCCGCCATTCTACGAGGTGAGGCTTGGGGGGGGGGCGCCTTGGGTTAAGCGCATCGTAGCAACTTTCGAACTCAATCCGGGTGAACGTGATTTCCCGCTCTCCCGGAATAAACTCCAACCGAATGATGAGTTCCTTCTCTCTGCCAAGGCGAAAACTTGGCCTACGGAAGCTGGCCCGTATTGCAGGCATATCTTTGCTTCGGGAGACCTAGGCGTTGTAGATGCTGACGGCCAGTGCGCCGAACGCCGCAATATCGGTAGCTGATACTTGCATCGTTTTTACAGCATAAGGCCGATTGAGAGGCCAACTGTAGCGACACCAACGATGAGGAATATCAGCCCGGAGTCATCTTTTGTGTAAAGGGCCTGCACGATCATGGCCACCCCTAGCCAAAAGCAAGAGAAGGCGTATCCGTCGTTGTCGGGAAAGACGGTATGGAAGATCAGGCTGCTGATAACAAAGATAATCGCAGCGATAATCCAAGGCGCGTATTTCATACGCTATTACCTTATTTAAAACAGTAAGTCTAAGTGAATTTTAGCCGACGTCGCCCAAGAAAGAAATTTCGCCTCGGGTTAAGCGAAGCCTGATTTAAGTCAAAAGCGCGTGGCGTATCCGTGTTGCTATTGTGCTTTAATATGGCTTAACGTATTAGCAATAAAGGCTAAACAAAATGCTTTACCAAGGATTTACCCCGAGAGGAATTGTCGAAATTCTTCTGAATTTTGGCTGGTCGCAGAAGGACATAGGTGACGCTATCGGCCGCAGCGACGTCGCTATCTGCAACATCGCGACAGGGCGGTCGAAGCCGAAGAAGGAAACCGTTGACAAGTTGCTTGAGCTCGCAGAACGCGAAGCGAAGAAGCTCGACGATCTTCGTGAACGCCTTGTCAACTATTTGGACGCCGCTAAATGACCACCTCTTTCATCCATCGCTACGGGCCTGAGATCGCCCACGATTACCCCGTCTGCGCGATTGAGCCGGGGCAGAAGCGCCCCATCGGTAAGGAATGGCAGAAGCATCCGCTCTCGCCGGAAGAATGCCGCGATTACCCGAACGAAGCCGCAGGCGTCGGCATCATGTGCGGGCAGGGCGACAACCCGGTGTACGCCGTTGACGTAGACGTTTACGCCGATGCGGACTGCGCCCGCGCCATCTACCACATGATCGAGGAGGCGACGGGCCAGGCTGATCTCCCGTACCGCGTCGGCAACTATCCGAAGCTTCTCGTTCCGCTCATCGGTACGGAAGTCGGCTGGAAAAAGATGACGACGGCCTGGTACGAGAAGGACGGCCTCCGGTCGCGCGTCGAACTTCTCGGCGACGGGCAGCAGTTTGTCGCGGCCGCCATCCACCCGGATACCAAACAGCCGTACGAATGGCACGGCGAACGTCTGGGCGGCTCGCTGATCGACATTCCTGAAGCGATGCCGATCGTCTCTCTGGCGAAGCTGCAGGACATCCTGCGGAAGGCCGAGAAGATTCTCGAAGCCCACGGTTGGCAGAAGGCGGACGGTGGCTCCGAAGTGAAGGGTACGGAGATTTCCGCCGACGAACTCGCACCTCAGTACCCGATTGGGGCTACGATCGAAGAAGCCCGTACGTGGCTGGCGGATATGCCGGGCAAGGACGATTACGACGTTTGGCTCAAAGTCGGTATGGCGCTCAATCACGAGTTCGGCAAAGGCGCGTACTCGGAGGAAGCCCTGCAGGTTTGGGACGAATGGAGTCGGGGCAGTAAGAGCTACAAGGGCTTTGACGACCTGCTTTACCGTTGGACGGGTTTCGGGCGCCGACTCGGGCGCTCCGTCACCTGCCGCTGGCTTCAGTATGAGTACCAGCGCAGACACTTCGACAAGGCCGCGGAGCCGACGGAAGAAGGCCGCGCCGCGCGGTTTGCCTCGTACTTCCGAGGTTCCGTGCGGTATGCCATCGATACCGAACAGTGGTATCAGTGGACGGGGCTCTTCTGGCGGTTGCTGAGTCCGTCGGAAGCGGAAAGTCTCGCGGGGTATGCGATTGACGAGCTACTCCGCTTTGACATCGACGCGGCTCGTAAGGCGGGGAAAGAGGACGCGGAACTCGCGCAGTGGAACAAACTCTACCGTGCGATGCAGAGCGGCAACAAGCCCCGGATGATTCTCGCGGAAGCCCGCAAGTACAAGATCATTCACTGCCTCTCGACGGACTTCGACAGCAATGCTCGGTACTTCGGCGTCCGCAACGGCGCGATCGACCTTGAGACGGGGGCGTTCTGCAAGCCCGAACCCGCGATGCTCATTAGCTTCCGGGCGGGTACGTCGTACGATCCTGAGGCGAAGTGCCCTACGTGGGAGCAAACGGTGAGCGAAGCGTTCTTCGACGACCCCGAGATGATCGACTATGTGCAGAGGCTTTTCGGCTACACGATCCTCGGGAAGCCATACGAAGAAGTCATGGCGATTTTCTACGGCAACGGCTGTAACGGTAAGTCCACGATCGTGAACGTCATGCGTGATCTCTTCGGGGACTACGGCCACACGGCAAGCGCGGAACTGCTTACGAGCGTCGGCCGCCGCTACAGTAACGCAGGCGGCGCCCGCGCGGACTTGATCGCATTAAAGAGCAAGCGCTTTGTCGTCGTGTCGGAAATCGATCAGCGGGCGCGCATGCAGGAATCCGACATGAAAGCGCTGGTCTCGACGGACGAGGTGTCGGCCCGCGGCATGTACCAGTCGCAGATGAGCACCTTCCGACCGACGTGGGTGGTGACGATGCTCACGAACTATCTGCCGACGATCGACGGTACCGACAACGGCGTCTGGCGTCGTATCCATGCCGTGCCCTTTGACCGCGACTTTGACAAAGACGAGACGGTGAAGAAGGACGTGCACCGCGCTGACAAACTCCGTGCGGAACTCCCCGGCATCCTCAATTGGGTGCTCGAGGGGGTGAAAAAGTACAACGACTGCGGGTTGAAACAGCCGCCGAAAGTCGCGGCCGAAAGCGCAGAGTACAAGTCGTCGCAGGACATCATCGGTGAGTGGCTCAGCGAGCGGTGCGTGAGTAAGCCCGGTGCGGCGGCGCCAACGTCTGTGGCGTGGGCGTCGTGGGACGCATTCTCAAAGCAGAACGGGTACCAGCACGACATCAACAGCAAGGCAAAGCTCACGAGGGCTTTGGCGCGCCGAGGGTTCCGGGTGCAGACGCAATGGGTTAACAGCCGCGCGGTGCGTTGCTACATGGGGATATCAATCGGGGATGACTTTGAGGAGCTGTTATGACGCGGGTTGGGACTTAGCGCGATTGAGACTGTCTAAGGCGGTTTGCGCAGCGATCGGTAAATCGAAGAACTCTTCCGTTAAGCGGTTTATGAAGGCGGAAAGATTTACCGCCAGGGCGCGAGCTTCGGGGTTGCTGATCGAGAAGTCGAAAGTTTCTCGATGCACAGCCTCATTGCCGACGAGACGGCAAGCGTCGCACAGCTTTTTCATGCGGGGTGTGAGGCCGAGGCTTTCAATCTTTTGAACGAGTCTATCGCCTTTTCCGCCTGCCTCCGTCACGAGCCTTTCAAGGCAGACGCGAAGCAAGGCGCAGGCCGCGCGAGGAGACGCATTGGCGATAGCTTGGGCTTCTCCGAAAACGGTACGGACGTTTTCCGGCATGTTGGGGGCGGGGCGAATACCGCTACCGGTCGGGTAGACGATTTCACTGTTGATCTGAATAACTCCGCTGCCGCAGTTTGGGCAGCGCCAAAGACAGACTTTTTCAGGTGGGTAGAACTCGCACTCGGACGCGCGAATTTTAAATGTGTCGTTATAGGCGAGGCCGCAGGGATCGAATGTGCGGCCCTCCCTGTCACGCATGAAGGCGAGGAGGACGGGGTGCTGAGTAAATAGCCCCGTGACTCCGCAGTAAGGGCATGACATTGACTGCGTATTAGTTAAAGGAGCGGTGTATGACGTCATATCAGGTGGCAACGAAACAAAGGGTTTTGAAAGCAGGAAGCGCGTTTAAGGCGATTGAGCGCGCGAGGCAAATTCTCGCACAGCTAGAAACGTATGCAGAGCAAACAGCCGATAAGGACTTCCCTGACCTGGGGAAAGTGGCGGAAAAAACCCACGCATTGCGTGGCGAGGTCGATCAAATTTTAGTTGGGCTGACGGAAGCCCGCATAGGAGAGTAAGTATGGAACTCGACTTTTTGAGGGACGGCGAGGTTGAACTTCGCGGTCGTAAGGAGCGTGAACGCGATGCGGTTATTGCGGCGGCGTTCCACGAAATTGCTACTAGCGCGCAAGCCCTCGGCGCGTATCCGGCGAAAGTCCTTTTGCCTCGCATCGAACAGCTCTGCAAAGAATGCCGTGACACAATGGAGAAGCCGCTTCTCATGGACATTTTGTTGACGACCGAGTGGGGCCACGTTATTAAGAACGGCGATTATGAAGACGCTGGGTTTAGAGCCATATCGAAGGACGAAAAGCTCATGGTGATTATGTATCCGCGGGGAAAGGCCGCCGCTGTTTACCCTCTCGACGCCGAAGGCGTCATGGACGTAGCTAAGGGGCCTTCGGTGCAGGAAAAGCTTGTCGCGCCCGACTGGAAACGCGCCATGGCGGTTTTCGATTGGCTGCTGAGACGGTCCTGATATGAACCGCGCACTTTGGATAACGATTGCAGGGATCGTTGTTTTCCTTTTGTATACCTGCGTCGCCCCGGCGCTTTTGTCGTCGGACGACTTTATCTTCATCACGCTCGGCTTGCTGGCCGTGGCATTGCCGATTGTGGTGGGGGCTATGTATTTGCCGCAGTACATGACGGGCGGCGCAACGGTTCCCTTTGTCCCGGTGAAGTGATGTTTCCTGGCGGCTTCTGGGGCCTTACGAGACTTCGAAGCTGACGAATGAAAACGGACTTGCGTCCGACGATGCCCTTTCAGATCAACACTGAGAGGGCATTTTTATGGACTCAAAAACCGCGCAGCTTTTAGCGGAGGACTTGGCGGCTTGTTACGACGATCCTCTCCGTTTTGTCCTTTGGGCGTTTCCCTGGGGCACGATGCCGGAAATGTCGCTGGTGAAGCTTCCGGAGAAGTGGCGGGCGAAGTATCCGAACTGCGAATACGGCCCCGACGTGTGGGCGTGCGAATTGTTGGACGACGTTGGCCGCCAGGTGAAGGAGCGTAAGTTCGACGGCAAGCACGCCGTGGAGCCGATCCGCATGGCAGTGGCGTCCGGGCACGGCATCGGTAAGCTTTTGGAAAACAACGTGTTTGTCGACACGCCGGACGGCGTGAGGCGATGGGGGGATATTCAGGTTGGCGATCGATTGTGGGGGCCGGACGGTAAGCCGACTTCCGTCGTTGCTATTCCGTATGAAGGCGTCCGCCCTTGCTACAAGGTTACGTTTGACGATGGGTCGAGCACTATCGCGGGTAAGGAGCACCTCTGGACGGTCAAGGGCCGGAACGAGCGGAGAACCGGCGGCGATTGGGTGACGCTTGAGACGCACGAAATCTTGGAGCGCGGGGTTAAGCGCAAGAACGGCAAGGCTTTTGCCCGCCAGTGGGAGGTACCTCGGTACGAACCCGTGGAGTATCCGGAAGCGGATCAGCCACTGCCGCCGTACCTCGTCGGCCTTGCGTTGGGGAATGGCTCGGCCCCGCTTAACGGGTCTCTGCGAATCGACACCCCGTCCGGCGAGGTAATGCTGAAGATTGACGAGCTTTACGGGCTTTGCAATTGCCGCGTGGATTACAACGAGGGTAAAAGGCATTGCGCTACCGTCAGCTTTAAGGGGTGCCAAGAGAGCGTTCGTGCGTCGGGACTGGCGGGATGCCGGAGTTGGGAAAAGTTTATTCCGAATGCGTACAAGTACGCCTCGGTTGAGCAACGGGCGGAGCTGTTCCGTGGGTTGATCGATTCCGACGGTGAGGTAACGAAGCAGGGGGCGCTTTGCTATTCGACGGTCAGCAAGCAGCTTTGCGACGACGTGCTTTGGCTTGCGCGGTCCTTGGGTGGAAAGGCTCAGGTGCAGCCGACGGTTAAGAGGGCGTTTTACTACGGCAAGGACGGCGAGCGGGTTGACTGCAGGGATTGCTATCGCTTGACGCTGACCATGCCGAGGGGCTTCGTGTGCGGCTATTACCAGAAACGGGTGTCCCGTATTAAGCCGCAGGTTGAAGACCGGTACTTGACTCGCTGGATCGAATCCATCGAACCCGTTGGCGACTTGGCGGGTAAGTGCGTGACGGTGGATCGGGAAGACGGCTTGTTCTTAGCCAACGACTTCATCGTGACGCACAACTCGGCTATCACCGCATGGATCGTGTGTTGGATCATGGCGACGCGCCCCAACTGCAAAGGCGTCGTGACGGCCAACACGGCGGCGCAGCTTGAGACGAAGACGTGGGCTGAAATCACGAAGTGGATGCGGCGCTCCCTCGTGAAGGATTTGTTTGACTGCAAGTCCACGTCCATCACGGCATTGGAGTCGCCGGAGTCGTGGCGGGTGGACGCGCTCACTTGCCGCGAAGAAAACGCTGAATCTTTCGCAGGCCAGCACGCGGCTTCTTCGACGCCTTTCTACGTCTTTGACGAAGCGTCAGCTATCCCCGAGGCCGTCTACGACGTGGCTGAAGGCGGTCTGACCGACGGTGAGCCGATGATCTTTCTCTTCGGCAACCCGACGCGTAACAGCGGCCGATTCTTCGAGTGCTTCCACAAGCGCGCCAAGTATTGGAACACGCGCACGATCGACAGCCGCAACGTCGCCATCACCAACAAAAAGCAGATCGCCCAATGGGAGGAAGAGTACGGGGAGGACTCTGACTTCTTCAAAGTCCGCGTGAAGGGCGAGTTTCCGAGTCAGGGCGCCGATCAGTTCATCCCGGCGGCGCGTGTGCGTGCGGCAATGGATCGGGGTTCCCCCGCGACGAACGCGGCGACGTGCGCCATAGTGGGCGTGGATGTGGCGCGGTTCGGCGACGACGACACGGTGATCTTTACCCGCATCGGGCGCGACGGGGCGACGGTACCGGTGAAGCGGTTCCACGGGCTTAACACGGTGCAGGTGGTGGGGCAGGTGAAGGAGCATATCCGCTACCTCCGTACGACGCTCAAGGTGCCCCGCGTGCACGTGTTCGTGGACGAAGGCGGCGTCGGCGGCGGCCCCGTGGATATCCTCAAAGAGGATGGATTCCCTGTGCGCGGCATCAACTTTGCCGAGACGCCGGACGACAAGGACAAATACCCCGGCAAGCGCGAGGAGATGTGGGATCGCATGGCCGAGTGGCTGAAAGAAGGATCGCTCCCGGACGACAAGGAGCTGCAGGAGGATTTGGTGTCTCCGACGTATTCCTTTGACACCTACGGTCGCAAGAAGCTCGAAAGCAAGAAGGATATGAAAAAGCGGGGGCTCCGTTCTCCGGATGCCGCCGACGCCGTAGCGCTTACCTTTGCCTGCCGCGTGAACGAGTACGAGGGCGAATACGGCGGACGCCGGGAAAGCCAGCTGGCGCAGGGGCGGCGCAACTACAACCCCTTTGCGAATCTCATGCGGAAGTTCTTCTGATGAATGTAATCGGAAGCGCGGAGGATGATGCGGCCATGACGAACGAAATCACCACCCCAAAGATGCACGCCGTTTCTGCCGGATGGCAAAAGCGTGTGAACGCCCTTGCTGATTTGTTTTCTCAGATCGGCGAGGTTCCCCTACCCGTGGAGCAGCACCTTCACGGCGGCGTCTACTCGCGCACGTTGCTGCAGAAGGCGGGTGTCGTCTGTGCGACGGCTCTCGTGCGTGTTCCGACGCAGCTCATCGTGAGCGGCCACGCCCGCATTTATTGCGAAGACAACGTAATCGAGGTGAAGGGCTACCGCGTGTTGGAAGGCTTGCCCGGACGGCAAATGGTTGTCTACACGCTCGAGGATACGTGGGCGACGTGCTTCTTTGCGACGCAGGCGAAGACCGTGGCGGAGGCAGAGGCGGAAGCTGTGGGCGAAGAGGTGGCGCGGTGTTTGACGAATCATCGGCTTTTGGAGGGATGACATGACTTTTGGAATTTCGACGGTGGGGGCTATCATGCTCGCGGGGGCGATGGCGACTGGGGCTTCTGTCTACAGCGCCGATCAGCAGCGGCGCGCGACGAACCGTGCTTCCGACTTGCAGGCGCAGGCGTCCCGTGACGCACTGACGCAGCAGCAGGCGGAGCAGAACCAGGCGAACCAGCGCACGGCGGATACGGAATCGATCCTTGAAGGGAACAGCCAAGGGGATACGCAGTCCACGATGCTCACGGGGGCGAATGGGTTGACGCTTGACGATTTGATCCTCGGGCGCGGTACGTCTTTACTCGGAGGGCGTCAGTGATGGAAGACGATCTGATGGAAGGCCTCTCTCTCGGGGATGAAGCGCCGGAGGAAGAAAACCCGGCGCCCGCTGAAGATGAATTGGGCGGCGGCCTGTCGCTGGGTGAGGACGAGGAAGAGAAGCCCAAAGAAGCGCCGCAACCCGACGATGTACCGGAGAAGTACGAAATCGAAGGCGAGAACGACGCCTTTAACGAGGCCGTGGGGAAGGTGGCTCGTGAACTTGGCCTGTCGCAGGAGAAGTTGCAGAAGGTTTCTACGGCGATCGATACGGCTCGGGACGACGAAACCTACGAGATGGCGAAGGCGTGGGCAGTGCAGGTTAAGCAGGACGAAGAGATCGGCGGCGAGAAGTTTGAAGAGTCGCGGCTTTTGGCGCGCGAGGTGTTCGATAAGTATGCACCGTCCGAGGAGCTGAAGTACATGCTCATCAACTCGGGGCTGTCGAATCACCCGGACTTTATGCGGATGATGGTGCACATCGGGCGTGATCTGAAGAAGGGCGGCACTCAGACGCGCAGCCGGTTCCCGAACAGTCGCATGGAGGATTAGCCATGGGTTTTTTCAGCAGTATTACGAAGCCCTTTAAGAGACTTACAAAGGCACTGGGGAAAGGGGTTAAAGACGTCTTCAAGATGGGTAAGTCGGCGTTGAAGAACAGCTTCAGCGATCTGCTTCACCCCGATCGCCTGATTAAGAACACGCTGAGAAATCCTTTGGGGCAGATAACCCGGATGGTCGGCGCCGACATCTTTTTCCCCGACGGTCCCAGCGCCGGGCAGCAAAAGCAGTTGGCGCAGTATTCGAGCGGCGAAGGTGATACGGCGTCTCCGCAGGAGCGTGCTCGTATGCTGTCTCGTCAGGGTATGCAGGGTACGAACCCCATCATGCTCCTTGGACAGGACTTTCAAGACACGGCGCTCGACCACGAGGAAAAGCTCGGAGGTAAGGACGTATGACGGACGATCTGAAGCGCCGCTGCCTTCAGCGCTGGGAAGCGCTGAAGTCGGAGCGCACTTCGTGGATGACGCATTGGCAGGAAATCTCCGAGGTGTTGACACCGCGTACGGGGCGGTTCCTCGTTTCCGACAACAACAAGGGTGACAAGCGGCACCGCGCTATCTTGGACAACACCGGGACACGCGCTCTGCGCACCTTGGCGGGCGGCATGATGGCCGGGATGACAAGTCCCGCTCGCCCCTGGTTCCGCTTGACGACCTTGAACCCTGAGCTCGACGAGAGCTACGAGGTGAAGGATTGGCTCGGACGCGTGACGAGCCTCATGCAGATGGTGTTTGCTAAAAGCAACATCTATCAGTCCCTCACAATGGCTTACGAGGAGTTGGGGGCGTACGGCACGGCGGCGGTGATCCTCTATGACGATCCCGACAACGTTATTCACTGCATGCCTTTGACGATCGGCGAGTACGCCATTGCCACGGACGGCCGCGGGCGGGTGAACACGCTCTATCGCGAATTCCGCATGACGGTGGCGCAGCTTGTGCAGGAATTTGGCTACGCGAGTTGTTCGGGTGCGACGCAGCAGATGTTCGACAAGCGTCAGTACGACGAATGGGTGACGGTGGTGAACGCCATCGAGCCTCGCGATATGCGCGATCCCGAAAAGATCGACAACAAGAATATGCCGTACCGCTCGGTGTATTTCGAAGACTGCGCGGAAGATAAGAAGATTCTCCGTGAGTCGGGCTTCCGGACGTTCCCGTGCCTCTGCGGTCGTTGGGGCGTTTCGGGCGGCGACATCTACGGCACGTCCCCCGGAATGGAAGCCCTGGGCGACTTGCATCAGCTGCAGCAGGAACAGCTTCGGAAGTCGCAGGCGATCGACTACCAGTCCAATCCCCCGGTGCTTGTTCCCGCGGATTTGAAAGACGACGAGTCGGCGATTGTTCCGGGCGGCACGGTGTTCGTGGATTCCGTCTCGCAAGCGCAGATGGTGCGTTCCGCGTACGACGTACCGCTCCGCCTGGACTTCTTGCTGCAGGACATCCAAGACGTCCGCGCCCGTATCAACGAGGCGTTCTACAAGGACATTTTCATGATGCTCACGGAGCAGGGCGGCGATCGTATGACGGCCACCGAAGTTGCAGAGCGCCATGAGGAAAAGATGCTGATGTTGGGGCCGGTGCTCGACCGCCTCAATTCCGAAATGCTTGACCCGCTCATCACGTTGGTGTTCGAGCGCCTGCAGGCGAACGGCATGCTGCCGCCCTTACCGGAAGAACTCCAAGGGGTGGAACTCAACGTGGACTTTATTTCGATCCTCGCGCAGAGCCAGAAGGCGGTGACGACGAACGCCATCGATCGCTTTGTGAATTCGCTCAATGCCGTAGCCGGGATGAAGCAGGATGTGTTGGACAAGTTCAACGCCGATCGTTGGGCTGACACATACGCCGACTCCCTGGGCATCGACGCGCAGCTCATCGTGCCTGACAAGGAAGTGGCGAAGCTGCGCGAAGCCCGTGCTCAAGCGCAGGCACAGCAGGCGCAGTTGGAGCAGGCACAGCAGGCGGCCTCGACGATGAAGGATGTGGCGCAGGCGCAGATCGATCCTATGCAGCCGCAGGATATCAACAACCTCTTCGCGGGGTACTGACGAATGAAGGAACACACCGATGAAAGAATCTGCACCAACTGAAAAGGACATCCGTCGAGAGCAGTTTGAGAGCGACTTCCGGTGGTTCATGGGTGACGCCCGCGGCCGCCGACTGATGCTGAGGCTCCTTTCCGACATTGGGCTTTACCGATGCTCGTACGACCCGGGGCTTCAGAACGCGACGACGGAGATGCTTTTTCGCGAAGGAATGAAAAACGTGGGGTACCGCCTGGTGAGCGACATCAACCGGGTGTGCCCTGAAAAGTATCACCTCATGTTGAAGGAAGGAACAAATGGCCGAAGAACCGATTCCCGCGGCGCCGGAGACGAACCCGACGCCGCCCGCGCCTGAAACG